CGATAAACTTTACGTCAAGGAATTGCTTTACAATACCGGAATGACAAACAACGAAATTGCTGACTGGTTAAAATCGAACGGTTACGATCAAGTTCTTGTTTATGCAGATAGCGCCGAACCCAAATCAATCGAAGAAATAAAAAGGTTGGGTTGTTGGATCAAGCCGGCAATAAAAGGGCAAGGTTCAATTATGGCAGGTATTTCATTAGTCAAAGAATTTGACGTTTACGTTTCAGACGATTCAAAGAATTTACTAAAGGAATATCATTCGTATTACTGGGAGGAATTAAAAGATGGCACGATCATAAACAAGCCGGTTGATAAAATGAATCACCTTCAAGATGCGTTGCGATATGGGGTTTATTCGGTATATTCTAAACGCAATGACTTCTTCATAATATAGGCAAAACTTAAATTTGTATTTTTACGAAAAATTTCCTTAATGGCTTCAATACTGGATCGGTTCCGAAATTTAATCACGAAGAACGCAACACAAACGGCGGCTGAATATAACAAAGCAATTTATAACCAACTTGGGCATTCTGTTTTATGGAATACCGAAAACGATGACAATTACATTACCGAAGGTTATCGCCGTAATGCAACGATTTATTCGTTGATCAATATCATTACTAAAGCTGCGACAACCATACCGTTTACGGTTTACGAAAAGACAAAGGAAAGCGAATACAAAAGATATAAGGCAATGCAATCCGGTGTTGCCGATCCAAATGCACTTTACAAAAGCCAACTGATTAAAAAGAACGCGCTGATTGAACTTGAAGGACACGAATTGCAAATGCTATTGGAACAACCAAATGCGGCGCAATCTTATGCTTCTTGGATTTCTGAATTGATCGCATTTCGTAAGCTGACCGGTAACGGTTACATTTACGGTATTTCGCCCGATACTGGTTTAAAAGCGGGTAAGTTCACCGAACTATATGTTATGCCTTCGCAGGTTATGGAAATCATTTCAAATGGAATGATGGAACCGGTTTCAAAATATCGTTTAGAGTATAACGGAACCTACGATATGCCGGCGGAAGCCATTTGCCATATTAAAGATTTTAATCCTTACTACGATGGTACGGGATCACACCTTTACGGACAATCACCGCTTCGTGCAGGATTTAGATCATTGACCACAAACAACGAAGCCGTTACAACTGGGGTTAAGTATTTACAAAACCAAACCGCACGCGGGATATTAATGTCCGATGAAGGCGATATTAACGAAGTACAAGCGCAGCAATTAAAAGATAAATTTAGAAGGCAACACCAAGGTTCAGGAAATGCAGGCGATGTTTTAATTACGCCTAAAAAGCTTTCGTGGATCAACTTCGGATTGTCAGCTTCTGATTTATCGCTGATCGAACAATACAACGCTTCGGTAAAAGACCTTTGTAATATTTACGGCGTACCGGTTCAGCTTCTAAACAACACCGATGCTTCGACTTATAACAATATGAAGGAAGCGAAGAAGGCACTTTATCAAATGGCGGTTATTCCTGAACTTATGAAAATTCAGGATGAATTAAACCGTTGGTTAGCGCCTAAATACGGTGATAAAATTTGCATCGAATTTGATTTTACTTCAATTCCTGAAATGCAAGAAGAAACCGAAAAGGTTGTTGATCAACTTTCAAAGGCTTGGTGGATTACACCAAATGAAAAGCGCGACGTAATGAACTACGGTATTGACGAAGAAAACGAACAAATGAACAGTTACTTCGTTCCTGCGAATCTAGTTCCTATGGATAACGATCTTGATTTAATCGATGAACCTATTGCGCAACAACCACAACCGGTTCAAGATGACGTTGAAGATGAAGCTGAAGAAAAAATGCTAAAGGCTGAAAGTTATTCTAACTACCCACAAGGGGCAACCAATAATGCCAAGCGAATGATTGAATGGCGCGAAAAATACGGTCGCGATGTAGTACAAGGAGGCACACCCGTTGGATGGACACGCGCAAATCAACTGGCAAACCGTGAAGCCCTTTCATTAGATACGGTAAAGCGCATCAATTCATTTTTAGCACGCCACGAAGATAACGCGGTGATTGCTGACGAATACAAAGACGAACCTTGGAAGGATAAAGGATATGTGGCTTATAACCTTTGGGGCGGTAAGGCAATGGTATCTTGGGCGAAACGAATTGCAGAAAATGGATAACGATGCCGCTACCGAAGCCAAGAACAAACGAAAGCGAAAAAGATTTTATCGACCGGTGTATCATAGATGCGGAGGTTCAAAACGAATTTCCCGAACTAGATCAAAGGATCGCCGTTTGTAGTAACTTATATCGACCAACTAAAAAATCATTGAATTACGACTTCGATGCCTTTTACAAGGGTATTCAACGTAAACGCGATATTCAGGAACGCAACTGGTCGCGTAAATTCGCACGGTTCTATTTCGCCGAATATCAAAAGGCGGTAAATCAATTCCTTGAAACGAACAATGTAAACGAACGCGGTTTATTTGCATTTAAAGACGTTGAAGATTTAATGACCGGAATGTACGTTGGCGCAGGTTGGGAATTTGCTTCGTGGTATATGCGAAACTTTACCCGTTATCAAACCAAGGCGATTTCGACAAACCCGAATGAACTTCGCGGTATTTGGGAACAACAAATTTTGCAATACGCCAAGATTTATTCAGCTTCAAAGATTACGTTGATTCAAGGAACCGCACTTGATAAATTAAAGCGGATCACACGCGCCTTTTTAAGTGATCCGGATTTTATGGCTTTAGGCATTAGAGAAAAGGCACGCATATTAAATAACAAGTTTAAACAGATTAGCCGTTGGCAAGCAAAACGAATTGTTCGAACCGAAACGACAACAATAAGCAATTATGCAATCGATCAAAGCGCAACTGCAATGTTTGCAAAAGACCAACTTCAAAAAAGATGGATCACAAGCGTTGATGGTTTTGAACGCGATGCACACCGAATGGTTAATGGCGATGTAAAGCCTTACAATCAACCTTTCATTGTAGGTGGTGAAGCAATGCAAATGGCAGGCGAACCAACCGCAAGCGCAGCGAACCGCGTAAACTGCCGATGTATCGTCGTTCAGGTTCCTAGACCCGACCAATTCGGGCAATAAAAATTTTATTAATTTTGGGAAAAATACACAATATGGAATTTTTGTATAAGGCTTCACCGCTTGGTGAACTATTAGATGCCGACGAAAAGAACGGTATCGTTAAAGGATATGGTTCTTATTTTGACAATAAGGATTCAGATTCTGATATTATTCGTCGTGGCGCCTACCAAAAAACTAAAATGAAGGAACTTTACGAAGATGAAAAAGGTCTTGTTTTCGTGGCGGAAATTCCAAAAACAACCCTAGGAAAAGACGTTGTTGAATTAATGAAGGCGGGAGTAATAACTGAAAATTCAGTTGGTATTCTGCCGATCGTAAAAGAAGATAAAGGCGATTATCGCGAAATTAAAGAAGTGAAGCTTTTTGAAATTAGCGCCGTTACATTGGCGGCTAACGATCAAGCCAAGATTCTTGACGTAAAAGGAACCAAGAACATTGAAGAATTATACAAGCGTTACGATAACATTGCGAAGCTATTACGCAAAGGCGAAATTAGCGACGATATGGGTTACGCTTTAGAAGCTGAAATTTTGAAATTGAAAGCATTATTCGTTGATGCCACGAAGCCGGTTGAGGAAACCACTTCGCCGGTCGAAGAAAAAGCCGACAATTCCGAAATCGAATCATATTTACTTAATACAATTAAAAAACGCTTTTCTTAAAAAAAATGGAAAACTTTAAAAACCAAATCGACGAGTTAGGAAACTTGATCGATTCAAAACTAGAGAAAGCATACGGTCAGGCAGTTGAATCTGCAACTGGAAAAGCTGACGAAATGCTTAAAGGTGAAATCAAAAACCTTACTGAAACATTCAACGCAAGAATGGATGAAATGGAAACTGCACGCAAGAAGCAATTCGAAGCTAGCAAACCAAAATCATTCAAATCTTCACTTATCGAAGTTGTAAAAGCTGGCGCACTTGATGGAATGCTTAAAGGGCAATCAAACGGTGCTTCTTTTGAAATCAAAGCTGATATGACAACTGGCGCTGACTTTACTGGTGAAGTTATCGCTGCTGATCGTGTTGCAGGAATCAAAATGGATCCTTCAAGATCATTACACATTCGTTCAATCTTACCGGTAGGTTCTACTTCTTCAGATGTAGTTCGTTTCGTAAAAGAAAGCGGATATTCTGACGGGTCTGCTGCTAAAGCTGAAGGCGCTAC